TGATTTATCATTTACAAGTGCAACAATCTCAGCTCAAGCAGCTTTGATTTATAACAGATCATCAACAGCTACAAATGCAGCAATTGCAGTATTAGATTTTGGTGGTGTAAAAACATCAACAAACGGAACATTTACAATTCAGTTTCCAACCAACGACGCAACAAGTGCAATTCTAAGGATTTCCTAATCCATAGGAGATCCTTATGTCAAACAACTATGGTGATGGAGGCTGGAGCCTAGGTAACTACGGCCAACAAGGCAACGCCACAGTTGCGGTTACGGGATTATCAGCCGTAAGTACATCTGTTGGATCAGCTGTAGCTGAAGGAACAGTAGGACAAGGTTGGGGAAGATTAGAGTGGGGCACGCAAGTATGGGGCGATGCTTTCACAGTAGAATTAACAGGTGTATCAAGCACCTTTACATTAGAAGACGTAGGCAGAACTGGAACTGCATTAATTAATCCAACAGGAGTTTCATCAGGTGCTGTTTTAGGCACTGCCCTTGGTGAAGCAGAATCTATTTATCCTTTAACAGGGGTACAATCAGCCACATCAACGGGAACCGTCAGTATTTCTGAAGGTCATGGTGTTCAACCAACAGGGGTTGAAATGGTTTTTGCTGATGGAACAGAAACTATTATCGCAACAGTTGATGCAGGTTGGGGAAGAAATAATTGGGGTTCTTTTGCCTGGAACAATAACATTACAAGATTGGTTGATGTTACAGGTGAACAGTTAACTGTAGGACAATCAGATGTAGATGTATTTACGGGTACAGGTGTCGTAGCAACACCTACTGGTTTAGGAATGTCTACTGGTTCGGGTACATTTACTTTTATCCTTGATCAAGTTCTTTCTCCAGAGGGAATAAATATACAATCAACAGCAGCTTTAGCTACAATTATAGCTGATGGAAGCGTTACTACATCTGCTCCACCAGATCTTATGGATACAGCTCTTGGTTCCGTAACAATTGATATCTTTACACAAGTTGATGCGACAGCAGTCACTTCGACATTTGAAACAGGAAGTTTAGTAGCTCCTGCTGCAGCTCTTCCAACAGGAGAAGCCATTCAGACCAATATCGGAGATGTTGTTATTCCAATTACTGTGGCTGGTCTTTCAATGGCGTTTACAGATGGAACTGCTACTCCAGCCGCAGGAGCAACAGTATTGCCAACAGGGGTTGAAATGATCGCAAGTGTTGGTAATATAAGATCAACTCCTTGGGCTAATGTTGTTACTGGAGCAAATAACACTTGGACTGAGGTTGCGGCATAATTTATGAAATTGAATTTTTTAAAATATAGGTATATAAATTAATCATGGCATCCACATATTCAGATAGATTAAAATTAGAACTAATGGAAACAGGGGCAAATGCCAATGTTTGGGGAACTAACACAAATAATAACTTAGATGTAATCGATACTTTTGGAGCGGGATATTTAGCAAAAAGTGTAGCAGGCAGTGCTGACGTTACCTTAACAACGGCTGACGCTGATCCAGATGCAGAAGCATCTAACAAAGTTATAGAATTCACAGGAACTTTAACTGGAGATATTAAAGTTTTTGTTCCCGCAGTAGAAAACAATTATATTTTTTTTAATAACACCGCAGGCTCTTTTACATTAACTGTAGCTCCAACAGGACATACCTCTAACGGTGTAGCTATTGTACAGGGAGCACATACAATTCAATACTGCACAGGGGACACTATGGTCGATCTTTTTGCTGATTCACTAGGAACAGTAAGTGTTAAGAATTTAGTAAATGTTGCTAATACAGTAAAAGTTCAAGCTAATGGGGAATTATCAGCAACAAGCTTTACAGGTGATGGATCAGACTTGAGTGGTGTTGTAACTGTTGATCCTGGAACACAAATGGTTTTTTTACAATCGGCAGCTCCTACAGGTTGGACACAAAACACAGCTTCAACTTTAGCTAATGCTACTTTAAGAGTTATTACATCAGGTACAGCAGGTACAGGTGGATCAGATGCTTTTCAAACAGTATTTGCATCAACGACTACTTCTGGAACTGCAAGTGCAAGTATCTCACCTTTGACAGTTGGAGATTTAGGAATAGATGGCACCTCTTTAAGTAATCCACAGATGGCTTCTCACACTCATAGTGTTTCTCCAGTACAACAAAACAGAAACAATCAACCCTATAGAAGAGTTTCATCAGGTCCGGGACCTGTTGGAACAAGAATAGGTTTTTGGCCTGTTACAACAGGTAGTTCTGGAGGCAACGCTAGTCACACTCACCCTGTTTCAGGAAGTGCTTCAGTATCAGGAACTATAGCAGCACCTGCTGTTAGTTTAAGTGTTCCAAACATGGATGTAAAATTTTCAAACGTAATAGTTTGTAGTAAGGATAGTTAAATGGCAAGTACGTATTCAGATAGATTAAAACTTGAATTAATGGCTACAGGAGCAAATGTAGATTCTTGGGGTAATGTCACAAATTCAAATTTAGAGGTAGTAGACGCTTTTAATGCAGGTTATTTATCAAAGAGTGTTGCTGGTTCTGCTGATGTAACATTGACCACAGCTAACAGAGATCCTAGTGCTGAATCATCTAATAAAGTAATTGAATTTACAGGAGAATTAACGGGAGATATTAAAGTTTTTGTACCCGCAGTAGAAAATAATTACATATTTTTTAACAATACTACAGGTTCTTTTACATTAACAGTAGCTCCAACAGGACACGCTTCCAATGGAGTTGCAATATCACAAGGAGCACACACAATTCAATATTGTAAAGGGGATAGGATCATTGATCTTTTTGCTAGTACCTTGGGTAATGTTCGTGTAATTAATCAATTAAAAATTGGTACTAATATTCAATTAAATTCAAATGGTGTTGTTAATGCTACAACATTCAAAGGAGATGGAGCAGGGCTTACAGGAGTAGCGGAATTTCCATCAGGTACAGAAGCAATGTTTGTGCAAACAGCTGCTCCTACTGGTTTTACAACAAACACAAACTCTACTTTATCTGAGTGTTGTTTACAGGTTGTTAACGGAACAGGTGGTGGAACAGGTGGTGCAGATACTTTTTCAACAGTTTTCAATGGTTCAAAAACAGCCACAGGCACAGACGTGCCGTTAAGCACCTCTAACCTAGCTCTAAGTAGTAATTACAGTGTAGGTAATACTTCATTAAGTAATCCTACAATTCCAAGTCACTCACACAGTAATCAAAACTCAGGTGGAGGTGCTCCTCAAGCTAGAATGTCAAATGTTGGTCCTCCTACCGATACTTTTCTTTTAGGACCTTTCACTGCTTCTGAAAGCACTTCTAGTTCAGGTGGAGGTGGTAGTCACTCACACAGTGTTAGTAACCCTCCAATTTCTGGTAGTTTAGCAACACCTATATCAAGTTCTGTTCCTGCAATGGACTTAAAATTTGCAGACAGTATAATAGCGACAAAGGATTAAAAAATGGCATCAACATATTCAGATAGATATAAACTAGAACTTCAAGAAACAGGAGCTAACGCAAACACTTGGGGAGAAAATACAAATAATAATTTAGAAGTAGTAGACGCTTTTACTGCTGGATATTTATCTAAAGATGTTGCTGGTTCTGCTGATGTTACCCTTACAACAAATAATGCTGATCCTAATGCTGAATCATCTAATAAAGTAATTGAATTTACAGGAGCTTTGACAGGCGATATTAAAGTTTTTGTTCCTGCCGTTGAGTCTAACTACATATTTTTTAACAATACTACAGGATCTCAAACTTTGACTGTAGCACCAACAGGTCATGCATCAAACGGAGTTGCTGTAGTTCAAGGTGCTCACACCATTATGTACAATAAAGGTGATGCAATGGTTGATCTTTTTGCAAATTCTTTGGGTACATTTAGTGTAAAAAATTCATTGACTGTTAATGGTACAGTATTCACATCTGCTAACGGAACTATAAATGCAACATCTTATTCTGGTAATGGCTCTACATTAACTGGAGTATCGAGTATTCCTGCTGGGACAACTGCATTATTTTTTCAAGGTTCCGCACCTTCTGGTTGGACACAAAATACAGATGCTTCTATAAACACCACAACAATGAGAGTTGTAACTGGAACGGGTGGAGCAGTAGGGGGCACAGATGCATTTGGTACAACATTTGCTGGAAGTAGAACTACCGAAACTGGTGATATTCTTTTTAATGATTTGAGTTCTGCTTCAGGCTCAGGTAATTTTAGTATGGGAGCTGCTACAGTTTCAAATCCACAATTACCTTCTCACACACATAGTTCACCTATTGGTCCAAATAATTATTTTAATCCAGCTGCTGTTGGTTCTCAAAATGTTACAAACGGCAGTACAGGCACTACAGGTGGAGGTGGTAGTCACACTCACCCTTTAAGTGGTAGTGTTGCACTAGGCGGTAATGCATCAGCAACAACATCCTTGTCAGTTCCAAACATGGACGTAAAATTTGCAAATGTAATTGCATGTTCCAAAGATTAGTGATAATTTAACAGACAGAAATGCCAATATTTGATCCTGACGGAAAGTGCCCTCTTTTAAACAAGAAATGCATTAAACATCAATGTATTTGGTATAATATGCTTCAAGGAAAAAATCCTCAAACAGGTCAAAATGTTCAAGAATGGGGATGTTCTATAGCTTGGATTCCATTACTTTTAGTAGAGAATACAGGCAAACAAGTTCAAACTAGTGCTGCTGTAGAATCTTTTAGAAATGAAATGGTTAAAGCTAATATGGTAACTCTTTCAATGTTACCTAAAATGGCTCAAGAAAAAGAAAATCCAAAGATAAAAGATGTAGGCAGTATTTGGGGATCTATAGGAAATGCTCAAGAAAACCTTGAAGACGGAGAAGAAGTTCCTGAAGATATCAACTTGCTTTCAAACAAAAAACTTGATAAAAAGAAGAAAGGTAAAACAAAGGTAACAAAAAATGCCAATAACAATAAACAACGTAACAGCAAATAATCAAATAACCATTATTAATGATGCTGGTATTAATCCCAATAATCCTAACGATGGACCAAGAGCTTATTCAGGCAACACAGAATGTGATGTTATAATTGATGGAGTAGGCTATATGAACTTAAATGGAAGTGATATTGTTCCTACTAATATTCATGCTTTACAGTTTTATCCCGCAACAAATAGTGGAGAACTAGAGTATACTGGAACTGAACAAAATTTAGTGTTATCGAGTGCATCCGACATACCTTCTTGGGCAAATACTATGATCACTAGATGGAATGGTGAAAAAACTTATTATGCAACTTATCAAACAGAATATGATAATGCTGTTGCAAATTTAGACTCAAGCTCAGAAACATATGAAGCTGATGTTAATTCAGCTCAAACCGCAGCTCAATCTGCAGCAACTACAGCAAAAAATAACATCCTAGGTGCTTAATTTAAAAAAGGACATCATGGAGTATTGCCTCCATGTTAAGGATATACTGACTAATTCTCAGTGTAGACTTATGGAAGAAGTTATGTTTTATAATAAAGAAGAATGGGGACACGGAGGAACTTTTGCAGGACCAGATTTAAGAGTTAGACATGTCAGGCAAAAACATTTCAAAGAAGAAGATGTTGACACTGTTTCAAAAAGAATTTTATTTAATGAATTATCTATTTTAAAAAATAAATTACAGGATATTTACATTGATAAAGTATCTCCTTGGTATTTTGGTTCAGAAGCTACCTTTAATTTTTTATCTTATGACGGAAAAGTCAAAGGACATTATGAATATCACACAGATCACTACAAATTAGAGCCTAGAGTTTTAACTATGCTTATTGGTGTTAATTCTAAAGATGAGTGGGAAGGTGGAAAACTTTTAGTAGGAAATGATGAAGAGGGTATAAAGCTTGATAAAGGAGAGTGCCTTATGTTTCCTTCTAACTTTATGTTTCCACATAAAGTAGCTCCAGTAGAATCAGGAAATAGAAAGGTATTAGTAATATGGACAACCTAAAGACATATTTTAATGAAAATAGTTATGTTTATGTTCCTAATTTAGTTTCAAAGGAATTAACAACTTTTATATATAATTATCTAGTATTAAAAGCTTGTACTAATCAAAGTTTTTCTAATAATCAAGATGACGAACAAGAAAAATATTTAAGATATTGTTATGGTGATGTTGTTACTGAATGTCTTTCTAGTTTTGTAGTAGAAAAACTTAGTCAAATTACGAGTAAAAAACTTTGTCCGACATATACCTATACTAGACTGTATACAAAAGGAGAGATTTTAAAACCCCATAGTGACAGACCCTCATGTGAATACTCTGTCACAGTTAACTTTGGAGGAGATCCTTGGCCTATATATTTTGGTGATTTCAACAATGAAGATAAAAATCTTGATGACGGATACTCTTTAAAAAAAGAAATAACAATACAACCAGGAGATGGAGTTGTTTATATGGGTGAAAAATTAGTTCATTGGAGAAATAAGTTTAGCGGAGATCATTGTGCACAAGCTTTTTTACATTTTATAGATGAAGAAGGACCTCATTATCCTGAACATAAATATGATCAAAGAAAAAATATTGCTTACAAAAAATAATGAACATAATAAATGAGCAAATTAAATACACAGATAATTTCTTACCTCAAAATTTAATAGATAGTATTTATAATAAAGCTCTATCCAGTCAATGGAGAAAAGGACAATCTAATGATGAAGAAAATGATAGTTGGTTCTGGCATTTAAATATTGATGATTCTGAAGAAGCTAAAAACTTAGATAAAATTATCGATAATCAAGTTACAAGAATTTATATTAACGGACAGACTTATAGCCAGCATGGTGATTTTCATCAGGATGATGGAGATGAAACTTATTTAATAGGGTTAAATAAAAATTGGACAGTAAAAAGTGGAGGAGCAACAGAATTGTTATTAGAAAACAATACTTCTTTATGTATCTATCCTTTGTATAATAGAGCCATAATTTTTAACGCTAAGATTTTTCATAGAGCCTTACCAAATATAAATATTAACGATTTTAGAATGACACTAGCTATCAAAACAAGGAGAAAATAATGCTTAAACCAGAAGAACTTAAAGACAAGAACTATAAAATATTTTTAGGAATGCCAATGTATGGTGGGATGCTTACAGAAAATACAATGCATGGTTTATTGTCCTTACAGCAGTGGTCTATGGAAAAAGGCGTAGGACTGCGTATACAGTCTATGGGAAATGAGAGTTTAATTACTAGAGCTAGAAATACTTGTGTTTCTATGATGATGGATCAAACAGATTTTATTTCCACACATTTACTATTTATTGATTCTGATATAGGTTTTAAAGTTGAGAATATAGAACGTATGCTTTGTTTTGATAAAGATATTACATGTGGAATCTATCCAAGAAAGCATATTCATTTTGAAAGAATACCTAAGATATTAAAAGAGCACCCTGAAGCCACTCCTGAAGAAATAGAAGTAAGATCTTTAGGCTATAATTTAAATTTTGATGATCCTATGAATGTAAG